CTTGGTGATGGCATTGCGACCTATATGGTCACAGCTAGTGAAGAAGTCGCGATTGAGCGTGAAGTCTCGCTCTATAAAAGAACAGCTTTGGCGACCCTGACCCAAGTTATATGGATATCACCACCCCTGCGACCTTGGGCTATCTGCGCTACTCGCTCAAGGTGATGGTCACGAACCGTTATCCACGCCATAAGCTGGCGAATGATGATGTGCTCGATACGTTAGATCCAGGTCAGCCAGTGGTGACACCAAAGCTAATGCGTCGGACGATTATTGACCTTGCCACCACGGACTGGGTGCCAAAAGGTTTGATGGAAGACTTAGCAGGCTTTAAAGAGACGCTGAGCGTGTTCCGTGATGGCAGTGATGTGAACCGCCTGAATTGCATCTTTAAACCGGACTTGGTGAACCAGCTACGTGTGTTCGCTGCCCTTGAACAATTCAAGCTTTAGTGGAGTAAACAATCATGGCAAATGTGCTGGGTGAAGTGGTTATCCGTTCAAACGGTAAACAACTGAAAACGAAAAAAGGCTCAACCCTCAATCCGGGCGGCTTCAATTATACGGATCACATGGGGCCTGGTCGCTCTTGGGGGGCTTCTCGCGAGTTCGTTACGCCAACGATTCAGGTCGTTATTGCGGCGGCGGAAGATGTGGATGTGCTGGAAATCAATGCCATTCGCAACGCAACCCTGACGTGGGAAGGTGATAACGGCATTGACTACATGATGACGGGCTGCTCACCGCAAGCGCCATTCACAGTCAGTGATGCTGGTGAAATCACTGGAACCTTCCGTGGTGAGAAGGTGGAGCGCATCTAATGGCGATCATGACGTTCAATCTCGAACATGGCTTTAAGGTGGGTGAAAACACCCACTTTGAAGTGGGGCTGCGTGAGCTTACCGCCGCTGATATTTATCAAGCCCAACTGGAATCGGAGCATGTGAAGTTAATTGGAAATCGACCTTTTGCTTACACAAGTAACGTTGAGATGGGGATGCGGCTGCTCTGTCGTCAAGTAGAGTTTATTGGTGCTATTAATGGCCCATTTGAGCCGAAAGAGTTGCTTAAGCTTCATACCGATGATTTCAACATTCTTCAAAAAAAAGCTAGTGAGCTAGATAGTTTAATGCTCCCTGATGAAGTGATGAATGAGGTATCTAGTCGGGGGGAGGATTGAGCAGCTCATTGCTCCATCAAGAAGGCTGCTATTCAATTTAAGCAGCCGATTTTCTATTAATGAGCTGCAAGATTTGCCACTCCGGAAACTTATAGAAATGTCCGTCAATTTAAGAGATAGCTAAAATGGCAAATAAACTCACCACTGAAATTATCCTCAACTTAGCTGGTAACCTTTCACAAAAAGCAAAGCAATATGGAAATCAAATCGGTGCTTTAGCTTCTACGACTAATAAGTCTTTTGCCATGATAAGTTCATCCGCTATTGCTGCTAGTAAAGGTATTGATACGTGGGGAAATAGAACTCTTCTCGGTGTAGGTGCTGTATCTATTGCGTTTGAACGGACATTTGTTAAAACCGCTGCTCAGTTTGAGCGATACCAAATCATGTTAAACAAGCTTCAGGGCTCTGAAGAGGCAGGAACTAAAGCAATGGCGTGGATTGAGCAATTTACTCAAGATACGCCTTACGGTGTGAATGAAGTTACCAATGCTTTTGTCCGCTTAAAGGCTTTTGGGCTTGATCCTATGGATGGAACGATGCAGGCCATTGCAGACCAAGCGGCAATGATGGGTGGAACTGCTGAAACTGTTGACGGCATTGCTCTGGCTCTTGGTCAGGCATGGACGAAAGGTAAACTGCAAGGCGAAGAAGCGTTGCAGTTATTGGAGCGTGGTGTGCCAGTTTGGGATTACTTGGTTCAGGCGAGTAAAGACCTTGGTAAAAATAACGGCATTGGTTATACGGCTGCTCAATTGCAGGATATGGCAAGTAAAGGCCAACTGACTCGTGAAGCAATTCGTGATTTGATTACCTATATGGGTAAGGCTTCAGAAGGTGCAGCCAGAGACCAGATGAACACTTGGAATGGCATGATCTCTAACATGGGTGATCATTGGACTATATTCCAGAAAGATGTCATGGATAGCGGCGCATTTAATGTTCTAAAGAAAGAGCTTGGTGATTTTCTCGCTCAATTGGATGAAATGAAAAAATCAGGTGAGTATGACGATTTTGTGCAAAAGGTCGGTCAGAATCTCGTTGATACATTTGAAGCCGCCGCCGATGCTATTCGCGTTGTAAAAGATGTCGGCGAGGATTTACTTCCGATCCTTAGAACTGTAGGCACTGTTACTTCCAGCATTGCCGATGCGGTTGGCGGTTATGATCAGCTCGCTAAAATACTCCTTTCTATTTACATGGTGAATAAGGCGCTAAGAATCAGCGCTCCTTTGCTACGTAGTGTCGGTAAAGCTTTTGGTGGCAAAGAAGGCTCAGGTGTTGCTGGTTCAGTGGCGACATTAGGCGCAATGCCTGTTTTTGTCGTTAATATGCCAGCAGGAATGGGTTTAGAAGGTGCAACAAAAAAAGGCCCTGTGGCCGCATCAACAAAATCAGGAAAAGTAATCAACGCCGCTAAGACAGCGGCTGGTGTTGCTCTGCCTGCCTATCTTGCTTATGAAGCAAGCAGTGTTAGCTCGTCAATGATTGACAGTTTGCTGGGTGAATCAATCCCTGGCTATAGAGAGCTTGACGCAAAATTCACAACCAAAATGAAGGCTTTTTTTGGTGATAAAGAAGCTCAAGAGCAGGACGTAAAATATTACGGTGCAGACCCTAGCAAATACACTGTAAAACCTATGACTCCACCGTCTTATATGGTTGGAGGTTATGGCGGTCAGGGTAGCTATTTGGGCAATAGTTACATGGCAGGCCAAACGGGTGGCGAGATGAAATTAAAAGTGGAAGTGTCTGATGACCGCGTAAAAGTCACGCCTACTTACCTGCCGAAAGGTTTCACCATTGACCCAGATGTGGGCGCAAATTAAAGGGGCGATAAATGGCATTTGAAGATCGTTTAACGGCCTCATTTCGTGGGGTTGAATTTCTACTCGAAGAGGCAGAAGGCAACAGCGGACGCCGTGCTATTCCCCACGCTTACCCAAAGCGTGAAAGTGGCTGGACAGAAGACAACGGCAAGGTGCTCACCAATGAGCGCATCACAGGCCGCTTGGTAGGTGATGATTATGTTCAACAGCTTTCTGCATTACTCGAAGCACTCAACCAAGTTGGCCCAGGTGAATTGATTCACCCGTGGTTTGGCGTGCGCAAAGTTCAAGTTGGTCCGGTCTCTCATCGCTTAGTTAATCGCGTTGATGGTACGGCAACCGTAAGCTTTGAAGTGTTCGAGGTTGGTGAAAACCTCTTTCCAAGCAGCGCGCTGGATACCGCCAGAAGCTCGACAGAGCAGCACGCCAACAGCGGCTGAGCAGCATTGAAAAGCTATGACCATCCGCTATCGAAGGCATTGGCGATATGGTTGACCAGTTCCTTGATGATTTGGATGAGTTTACCCGTGGCTTACCCTCGTTGCCGAGTGAGCTAAGAGAGTGGACTGATCGCTTACAGCGCGCCAAGGATTCGGTTGGTAAGCTGCTCGCGTATCCAGGAGAGCTGGCGCGTGAAGTGATGGGTCTGCTTGAAGATGTGAAAAGCGTAGTCAAAGACCCTATTCGCTCTCTCGATGTGTACAACAACGTTGAGCAGCGCTGGGAAGGTATGCGCGCGGAGCTGGCCGTGACGGGTGGCTTGTCTCGATCTATCGTGAGCGAAGATGGCCGCGCCAGTTCAGTGCCTGGCATTGCTAACCCACAAAAAGAAGCCGCCGTGCTTGCCAATGCAGAGTCATTCAAAACCTTGGCGCTGCGTTCGGCAGCCGTCGGCAAAGCATCGGCCATTTCACAGTCAGATTACACCTATTCACTGATTGATCAGGTGGAAGTGATTGCCTCTCTCACTGGCTCTGAGCGTAATGCCATCTTCACGGGTCAGCAGCTAAAGGCGATCGGCTATCAGCTTGCGGCACGCTTGGCTGAGCTGGCAGCGGATGCGGTTGAAGCGGGTGACTCCACATTATGGCGATCATTGCGTGCGCTTCGTCAGGCCTTGTTGCTCGATACGCGTGATCGTGCGGAAAAGCTGCCGCAGTTAAGCGTCTACCAACCAACCACTACTGTCCCAGTAGCACTGGTTGCATGGCGTGAAGCGGGCGATACCGAATACCGCAATGCCATCGTGCGCCGTAATGGCTTTGCCAATCCGGCCTTTATTTTGCCAAGCCAAAACGTGGAGGTGATCAGTGAGTGATGTTGTCACCCTCCGCGCAGGCGGCAATCTGTATCAAGGTTGGACGAAAATTAGCGTGACTCGCTCGCTTGAGGCGATGTCAGGCGCGTTTGATTTGGAGCTTACTCACAAGTGGCAAGGTTCATCCGATCGTTACCGCGCTTTCATGGAGCCTATCCAGCAGGGCGCGGAATGCATTGTTGAGATTGGAGGAGACCGAGTGATCACCGGTTATGTGGATGACTGGGTGCCAAGCTATGACGATAAGCAAGTGATCATTTCTGTCTCTGGTCGAGATAAAACCTCAGACCTGATCGATTGCTCAATCGTCTATCCTTCAGGCCAATTCGCTAATCAGGACTTGACGCAAATTGCGCGCACCGTTTGTCAGCCATTCGGTATCAAAGTCATCGTCAATACGGATGTTGGCGCGCCATTCCAGCGCATTCAAATTGAGCAAGGTGAAACACCTTATGAGCTGCTGAGCCGCTTAGCGCGTCAGCGTGGTGTGCTACTGACCAGTGATGCGTTCGGCAACCTTGTGATCACTCGCGCAAGCAAACAGCGTGCTGGCTTCTCTTTAGTGCTTGGTCAAAACGTCAAGGCAGCGCGTGGCCGTTTTAGTTGGCGTAACCGTTACAGCAACTTTATTGTCAAAGCATCAGGCGCAGCGTTCGGGCGTCTATGGGATCCTTATCCGGCTCAAACTGTTGTTGGTATTAAAGCGGAAGTCAAAGACGTAGAGATTGGACGCTATCGCCCGATGATTATCGTCAATGAAGAGATCACCACCGCCGAAGGTGCAGCGCGCCGTGGTCAGTGGGAACGTCAGCGCAGCGTTGGACGTTCTAATACAGCGGAATACACTGTCGTTGGTTGGCGAGTGCCAGAGACAGGCAAGGTATTCGATTTCAATCAAATCGTACCCGTGCGTGATGACATTCTGGGATTGGATGAAGATATGCTGATCAACACCATCATGTTCAGTGAAGATGACGGTGGCCGAGCGGCAGTGATTGGCGTGGTTCGCCCAGATGCATTGGATATTCCACCGCAAATCGAGAAAGAAAGCTCAGTAGGAGGTTCGTGGTGAACGAGTTGGCGAAACGTTACATAGATAAGATGATGATGCCGCTTCGCCGCCGCATTTATTCTATGGTAGGCCGCGCCCTAGTAACGGGAATTGTTGAGGGTTTACAGCGCCAAAACCTACAGCTTCAAATCGAGAATGACGAAGCGGTGGATGATATCGAGCGCTTCCAAAACTACGGCATGACCTCCTACCCACCCGTGGGCAGTGAGGCTGTGGTAATGGCGCTCAAAGGTAGCCTAGACCAACGCGTGGCCGTGGCGGTAGAGAAAAAAGATTTAAGACCAAAAGGTGAGCAAAACGATGTGATCGTGTATCATGCCGAAGGTCATCGAATCCGTCTTACCTCTAGCGGCCAAATCATCGTCACAGCAACTGACGTTATTTTTGAAGCGGCTAACTCCTTCACTATTATCTCCCCAGAAACTTTGATTCAAGGCCCTTTGCATGTGACAGGTGGAATTTCTACCGACCTTGGGATTTTTGCGACTGGTGGTATTAATTCTTCCAGCGTTGTTGGCGGATCAGATTTAACCGCAGGCAACATCAGCTATCTAGGTCATAAACACAGAGACGCAGAGAACAGGCTTACAGGTACACCAACACTAGGATAGTTATGAGCAGCATCTTGCTGAACATGTTGGAAAACACTGGAGTCATCATCGAGGGCGAAGTTCCTGAGCAATCAGTAACCGCCCTCGTTTTGATCTCGTTGTTTACTGACGCCAGAGCGGAAAGCTCAGACACCATTCCAGATGGAACCGCAGACCAGCGCGGTTGGCCTGGAGATTCATTTTATGATGCGGCTTGGGGTTCCAAGCTTTGGCTTTTGTATCGAGAGAAGTTAACCACCGATGTGCGCAACCGTGCTGTTAAGTACGCAGAAGACGCGCTGGCATGGATGACGAAGGACTCAGGCACTGGAAAGCTTGCCAAGAGCGTGACGGTTGAGGGTTCAATCCCAAGGTTTCAAACCTTGGCCTTAACCATCACGATCACAAAGCCAGACGAAACCGAGCTGACTTTAACTGTATCCAAACGATGGGAGGCGCAAAGTGCCCTATAGCACTCCAACGCTACGACAACTGATTGAGACGGGTTTAATCGACATTGAAACCTCGTTAGATCAGGTGCTGCCAAAATTCGGCGTTGAGCAAGCGCTTAACGTGGCCGTCAGTGGCGCGATTCGTGACCTCTATGACTACAATAGCTGGATTGTTCGCCAAATTATCCCAACTTCAGAGAGCGACGATCAAACCATTATTGATACTGCTCGCACCGAGGGTGTGATCCGCAAACTGGCCTCTGCTTCGGCAGGGCCTGTCACTTTCACAGGCACCGCACCAATTCCGGTTTCCACTGTGATGACGCATCAAGATGGGCGCTCATATCGAGTGACCTCATCGGCTGCGCCCTCCGGTGGCTCTGTGGTGGTGCAAATCCAAGCCGAAGAGACGGGCGCGAGTTACGACTTACCAGCAGGCCAACAACTTACCCTTGCACAAACTGTCCCAGGTGTTCAGCCTGTCGGCCTTACAGGTGAGATTTCAGGCGGTTCCGATATTGAGCCTGTCTCTCAAGTGCTAGAGCGCTTGCTGTTTCGCAAGCGTAATCCGCCAATGGGTGGCGCTCCGCATGACTACGTGGCGTGGTGCCGAGAAGTTGCAGGTGTTACCCGCGCGTGGGCGGTAGATTTTTACCAAGGCCCATCAACGGTTGGTTATGCGTTCGTGTTTGATAATCGCGCTAGCATTTTGCCTACCGTGACCGATAAGCAAGCCATGCAGCAATACATCTATCGTCACTCCGATCCTGCAACCGGAACGGATGTGGGTCGTCCGGCTGGCATTGAAGCGATTGATATTCCTCTTACGCTCAAAGTCACCAATCTAAGCATTCAGTTGACGCCAGATACCGAAGAGAACCGCACCGCTGTACAAACTAACCTTGATGCTTACTGGCGCACCTTGTCGCCTGGTTCAACTTTGGTGTTGAGTAAAGTGCGAACGGCCATCGGTGAAGTTGATTCAGTGAGTGACTATATTCTCGATTTGTCTGCTGACGTGCCATCGGCCGCCGAAGAACTGCACGCGCTAGGAGTGATCACATGGGCCACTCTGTAGAGCAATGGTCAAACTCAATCATGCAGCAAATGCCGCGCGGTGTTATTTGGCAGCGTGAAACGACTTTAGAACTCTATAAGTACGCCGCAGGGTATGCGCCACGCCTTGAGGCCGCAGAAATCAGTGCTGAAGGCTTGTTGTTTGAAATGCGCCCAGAAACCACGTTGCAAATGCTGCCAGAGTGGGAAGATTATTTGGCACTTCCAGAGTGTAATGCAGGCAAGCAAACGATCGAATCACGCCGTGCGGCAGTGGTTGAGAAGTATCACCGCAAAGGCGGCTTGCAGGCATGGAACATTGAAAAGCTAGCGTCAGACCTTGGTTTTGATGTGGAAGTGCAAGAGCTATTTCCTCACCACTGCCTGCGTGGGTGTGACTACCCACTTTATGAAGAGAAATATCGCCACATTCTACGCATCTACGTGAAAGGCATAACGCAGGCCTACGCAACCTGCCTAGACGACTGTTTAACCCCGTTAGTATCACAAACCGCCGCCATTCTCGAATGCACGCTGAATCGCTTCAAAATGGCGGGCAAGTATTACGAATATATTTATGAGGAGAGTATCTGATGCACAAGCTACAGAACGGCTCACAAGTTTCAGTAAGACCACCACGCAAGCCTTTGGTTGGCACTGCTGGTTATCTATCAGAAAGTAATGAACAAGGTGCTCCGAGCATTCCTGGTCAAGACTGGTTTAACGACTGTATCGATGAGTTTATAAACGCATTGAATGAAATGGGCATCACTTACGATCAAGAGCAGCTTGATCACCTAGCTCGCGCCTTTGCTGCCGTCCGTTCCCAAGAGTGGAATGCATTGGTTAATTATGGTGTTGGTGAGCAAGTTCTTTTTTCTGGCAAACGATATTACGCAGTTCAAGCTTCGGGTCCGGATAATGGTGGAGAGCAACAACCAGACCCATCTATTGTCGAATACTGGTTTGAAATCCCTTCTGTTGGGACACGTGCTTTTGAATTCTTGAGTGTTCCTGTCGGTGCCGAAATAGCATTTGATACGCCGCCGCCAACTGATGACCCGCGCTTTCGTTTTGTTAAACTGACGTATAACGATGCTTACAACACGGGTTTGCTAACATCACAAACGCTCTCGGGTAGTGCACCTGAGCTAGTTTCGACAGCTGTAATTTCAGCAGTGAAAAGCCCTATAAATGGGCAGACTATCCATCTTAAGAACACAATGGAAATATATGCAGTACCTACCGAAACGCAAGGAATAATTGCACAAAACATACCACGAACGGCTGGATATAGGATAAACACTATAAGTTCGGGTGTTAGCTTGCAAACTGGCCCAAATGTTAGTGGATTCATCATAACTAGTGCGTCACAGGAGACTCAGGTCTCAGGGGGGTTAAAGCCACGCAGTTTTGGTGAGATCTTATACAAGAGGATTTACTAATGAATAATTCAGAAACGTCACTACTGAAGTTTTTCGCCTTTGAAGATGCATTAATGCTAGAACATGTAGAAGGTGCAATCGAAATCGCTGAGCAGCAATACAACGATGCTTTAGCCGCAAAGATGTCAGGCCGACAAGCTTTTGTACGGGATGGTGAACTAATCATATTCTCTGGCGTTATGGTTACTGCGTGGAATAAATTAACTGGACAGCCAGAAGAGTTTGATGAGTTTGATGTAATTCCAGAAGACTACACGCTTATTGAGCCAGTGGGTGACGTTGTTTGGGGTGAGGCTAAATGGGTCGAGCGTATCAAGTCGCCTCAAGAGCTTGCGCAAATCGAGCATCATTGGGTTCTTTCTGAACTTGCTAATGTTCAAATTGAACTAATGTATCACTGGACCGATGATCAGCGCGCAACATCCACTTTGGATGCATGGAAGTTATACGCAAGACAGCTCCGAGATTACACAACTACCAACGAGCAAGGCACACCATCAATTCGCGGTGAATCACGCCCTGTAAAGCCGATTTAA